CGAGAAGACAAGATTCTGGTTGACATACGGGGTTCAGCTGTGACCTGTATCGCGTGGGACGGCAAAACCCTGGCCGCAGACAAGATGTTTGTGCGTGGAGACACAATAGGGTCTGTGCTGAAAATATGGGCGTACAGGGACGTTACGTTTGCCAGCTATGGCGATCTGTCTTTGGGAATACAGATGCGCGACCACCTTTTGAGTGATGAAAAGCCGTGGCCCAAGCCAGATGCGGAATGCTTTGCCGGGCTGGTGGTGTTGGACGGTAACGGCATTCATTTTTATGAGAGCGGTTCCAGCCCGGTGCCGATTTTACTCAAGATCTTGAGGTGAAAAAGTGATATATCTTATCCTCCTATATTTTGTGTATCTCTGGGTGTGTCCTGATAGGACTATAACCGGCCCCGTGTCTAATCATGCCCGAACATAAACTGGCAAGAATATTATGGCAAGTGGCAAAAATGCTTGCATCTTTACTTGAAAAAGAGTACAATCTGGGCAAGTCAGGTAAATAAGCACCGTGCTTTAAGCCCTGTGCGATAATAACGAGTTGTGCTTAACAGCCCCGCTCTGCTGCTGGATGATCCAGTGGTAGGCCGGGGCTTTTTGTTTAAAAAACAATTGGGTTAAATTTATGACGGGGAAAAACCCGAAGGGAGCCGGGAGAAAGAAGGGCGTTCCCAACAAGATCACCACAGACCTTAAGGAAATGATCCTCGGCGCACTCAACGCAGCAGGCGGCAAAGGCGGTGGAGAAGAGTATCTCAAGAGGCAAGCCCTGGCGCATCCCGGCCCGTTTATGGCCCTGGTGGGCAAAGTATTACCGATGCAAGTGACCGGAAAAGACGGTGGCGCGATAGAGTTTACGGAGATTATCCGCAAGATCGTTAAATAAAGCCCCAAAATGGAGCAAAAAAAGTTGAATAAAATCAACAAAAGTATTCGAAATTCCCAGGGGTGTATGTTAGGCAAATGTCAGAACTAATCATCGAAACCGCCCCTGTCTTTGAACCACTTTTGGCCCCGGCACGATACAAGGGTGCACATGGTGGGCGTGGATCAGGCAAGAGCAATTTCTTTGCTGACTTGATGATTGAGGAGAATATCAGCGCGAAGCTCGACAACGTGTGCCTCCGGGAAACGCTCAAGAGCCTTGAGTTTTCCGTCAAGAAGCTGCTAGAGCACAAGATAGAGTCGATGAACGCCGGGGCATACTTCGAGGTACAAGACCGTCGCATCCTGACCAAGCGTGGCGGGGTGATAATCTTCGAGGGTATGCAGAACCACACGGCTGAGTCGATCAAGTCTCTGGAGGGCTTTGACCGGGCATGGTTTGAGGAAGCGCAGGCAGCCAGTCAGAAAAGCCTTGACCTGCTCCGGCCCACGATTCGGAAACCCAATAGCGAAATGTGGTTTAGCTGGAACCCGGACGACGAGAAAGACCCGATAGAGAAGTTACTGCGCGGCGACTCATTACCTCCCGGCGCGGTTGTGGTGAGGGCAAACTATAGCGACAACCCCTGGTTGCCTGATGTGTTGAGGGACGAGCTGGAATACGATCAGTCCAGAGACCCCGACAAGTTCTCGCATGTATGGCTTGGGGAGTACAGACGGAACAGCGAAGCCCGCATATTCAAAAACTGGATCATTGAGGAATTTGAGCGGCCAGCGGGAACCATTTACCGTCTTGGTGCAGATTGGGGATACTCGGTGGACCCTTCGACCCTTATCCGCTGCTCTTTGGAAGGGAACCGGCTGTACGTTGATTATGAGGCATACATGATCGGGTGCGAGATTGTCAACCTCCCCGATTTGTTTGACCGGGTGCCGGAGTCCCGCAAATGGTTCATCCGGGCAGACTCAGCAAGACCAGAAACAATAAGCTACATGGCGAAGAACGGATACCCGAAGATTCAGGCGGCGCAGAAGGGGAAGAACAGCATCGAGGAAGGGATAGCGTTTTTGCAGTCCTTCGACATTGTTGTTCATCCCCGCTGTACGCATCTGGTTGACGAGTTGAATACATACAGCTACAAGCGAGACCGTCTTACTGAAGAGATTTTGCCGGAGATTGAGGATAAGAACAACCACATTATCGACGCTCTGCGCTATGCCTGCGAGGGTGTAAGAAAGGCCAACACGATTAAACGAAAGATTCTCCCAGATGTTCGGATGCCATATGTCGGCGCAACAAGCTGGATGGGTGCATGAAAGACCACAAAGACCTCTTGGACACCGCGCGGGAACGGCTCAAGATCGCAATGGGAGCTTATGCAGACTCCCGCGAGGATGAGCTGGACGATCTGCGCTTTGCTGCTGGCTCTCCAGACAATCAGTGGCAGTGGCCTTCAGATGTGCTGTCAACTCGTGGCTCTTCTGCCGGGCAGGCTGGAAGTGCCCGGCCATGCCTCACCATCAACAAACTCCCGCAGCACATTAAGCAAGTAACCAACGATCAGCGACAGAATAGGCCAAGCGGCAAGGTTATCCCGGCAGATGACAAGGCAGACCTCCAGGTTGCCGAGATACTGGACGGGATTGTCCGTCACATTGAGTATATCTCTGATGCTGACGTCGCATATGATACGGCCTGTGAAGCCCAAGTGACATTTGGAGAGGGCTACTTCCGCATCCTCACCGATTATTGCGACGAAGATACCTTTGACCAAGATATCAAGATAGGCCGCATTCGCAATTCGTTCGGCGTGTACCTTGACCCAACGTGCCAAGACCCAACCGGCGCGGATGCTAGGTGGGGATTTATAACCCAGGACATGCCACAAGACGACTATGAAAGATCGTGGCCGGACGCGAAGCCCATTACCTCACTGCAAGCTGAAGGGGTTGGCGATCAGTCGTTAGGCGCATGGCTTGGTGACGATACTATCAGGATTGCCGAGTATTTTTGGACAGATTACACTAGCAAGACGCTGAATATGTACGGCAACGGCATGACGGCGTTTTCGGACTCCAAAGAAGCCAAAGAGCTTGAGAGTTTTGGCGTTGCTGTTACCAACACCCGGAAAGTCGAAGTAAAGAAAATTCGGTGGATCAAGACCAACGGTTTTGAGGTGTTGGAAGAAAGGGAATGGGCCGGTAGGTGGATACCGATTATCCGTGTTATCGGCAACGAATACGAGATTGACGGCCAGATTTACATTTCTGGGTTGGTCCGCAACGCCAAAGACCCACAGCGGATGTACAATTACTGGGTCAGCCAAGAGGCAGAAATGCTGGCGCTGGCTCCCAAGGCTCCGTTTATTGGATATTCCGGGCAGTTTGAGGGATATGAACAGCAATGGAAGACTGCCAACACCACCAATTGGCCGTATCTCGAGGTAAACGCCGACGTAACAGACGGACTCGGCAAACCAATGCCGCTGCCACAACGTGCAATGCCGCCCATGGCCCAAAACGGGCTTATCCAGGCCAAAATGGGGGCCAGCGATGATATTAAGTCCACCACGGGGCAATATGACGACTCCTTGGGGGCAGGCACCAACGAAAAATCAGGCAAGGCGATTATTGCCAGAGAGCGGCAGAGCGACACAGGCACTTACCACTATGTGGACAATTTAGCCCGTGCAGTACGACATTGCACCCGGCAGATTGTTGATTTGATCCCCAAGATTTACGACACACAGAGAATTGCCCGGATAATCGGCCTTGACGGTGAAACCGACAACGCGATGATTGACCCGACTCAGGCGGAGCCTGTGAAGGAGATCAAGGACCAGGGCACCGGCGCAGTAATCAAGAAGATTTATAATCCCGGCATCGGCAAATACGACGTGTGCGTGACTACCGGGCCGAGCTACATGACCAAGAGGCAAGAATCGCTGGAGGCTATGGCACAATTACTGCAAGGCAACCCGGAGCTTTGGGCGGTTGCCGGCGACTTGTTCATCAAGAATATGGATTGGCCGGGGGCAACCGAAATGGCGGAGCGATTTGCCAAGACGATTGATCCGAAACTATTAGGTGATGATGATGTAACCCCGGA